TGTCCGCTTTTTACGCTCACGATAAACCATAACCGTATCTAGGAGGGTAATTCGGTCTAGAAACGACGGTAAGTGCTCTGGAAGCGTCGTAATAGACACGTTACCCGCAGCGTGCTCACCCCAAACTTTCCAACGATCTGGGTCTCTAGACCCATCGTGCACAAGCGCCTGAATCTCTTGCCCACTATGGTATATGTAACCATTCCCACCACAAATAGCGGAATCAAATTCTTTTAGCGGACATCCAATCGGCTTTTCGCGGGTACCAAAATCTATTGATAAAGCGTCTATACTTTTTCTTTCACAAGGGCAGACTGTAACCATCTCCCAAAGTACGCGCATACCGTACTTAAAGACATTCTGTCGAAGGTCTCTAGTTGGGAAATCAGTCCTAGGGCCTAGTTTAGCTGGTTTAAGAGCAATAAACTTGGCCATCTAAAACACCATCAAATTAGGAATTCTGTACTTGCGCTTAACTTCTTTTAGTAGCTTGTCATAACGTCTGCGCATCGACAGCATACGTGCGCCAAAACCCGCATTTGTACTCGATGCAGTCGTATTAATCGAAGTGGCGAGCCCATCCATGGAGATGCTTTTTGAGGCGATACCGGCTCCAACGATGAGATCGCCCGCCGTATCTAAGGGCAATTGCGCAGACAACAGCCCTATAAGTTCCAAAATGTCGTCAGGAACTGCATAATTCTCGCCGTCATAGCCAGCTTTATAACTAAACTTAAACCAAAGTGGTGTGTAGGGCCGCCCTAAGAGGCCTGATAAACCAAGAAACGGGGCTTGCCCACCAAACAGCACGGACCCAATACCTTCCGGTCCTGGTATAATCTGCATCTGCCCAGTTTTTTCAGAGGCTATCTGCATCCAAGACTTCGGAAGTGTCGTAGGGTCAAATGACCCAAACTGAACCTCTACTTTTGTAATCTCACGCAGAGGGCGTTTGTCAGTATGAATTAGAAAAAAGGCTTCGTGGTGCGCGTCATGCGTATCGTAGCGCTCTGTATATTCGTTTAGACCATTAAGAACTAAGTCTAGTTCGCCTTCAATAATTGCTATAGAAGCAGCAATTGAGTGGTCATATAAAGCGTCTGGGTATTCAATACCCGCGTCATCTGTAAGGTCAATACCAAACAAATAACGGTCTTTTAGCCACTGGCCTGTAACTATGTTCTTAAGCAACGCCATGCGTGGACTCTCCAAATACCGTGCCCACGCCTAGCCCTGCCAAGAAAACTAAGCAGACACAGCGGCTAAAATAAAGTGTGGGGGGTCACAACGAGACCCCCCACACTGGAACCTACTTCTTTTTAGGTGAAGACTTCTTTTTTGAAGCGCTCGCCTTAGCCGGTTTCTTAGCGGGTGCTGCTTCAGCAGGCTTACTTGCTGCTTCAGCGGGCTCACTTGCTTTCACGGCAGGTTTTTCTACGGAGGTACAAGTAAACGCCGGTAAAGATCCAAGGGTTTTAACGGCGGCAGCATTAAGCTCGCCATTAAGGTTCCCATGGGCATCAATATCAACGTGGCATCCGTTAACGCTAAGTCGAACATTTCGCAAAGTCTTATGGTGCCATTGGCCAGCCATAATTTACACCTCTTCCTCGGTTACGCCGCTGTTAGCGAAGCATTGTCAAGTACTGAACATTTGGTCGGTACTTTAACATGAAGTGCTCCAAAAAGCATCAAGAGAAACGGGATAGAAGTTTGGACTTGTGCCAAAGGCCGCCGCAAGAAATCAAGCAACTGCGCCCAATACATAACATCCGGCGTTTGCTGGAGGAAAAATACTGGGGCCGTTCCGGGCTCATGACGATTATCATCAATGATGGTAGTTTCGCCGCCCGCTGATTTTGGGTATGACCAAACATACTGCATGTCCGCATCTTCAGTTTTTGTATCCGGCGTGCGATACAAACGGTAATAAGCCGCCTCGGTTGTTGCCTCTGGGTCAATTGCAATTTGAGCAACGTCGCCACTAGCTACAGTAATTTGATCCGAAGCGCTGCTTACAGCAAAGCCGTTCGCGTTAACCCCGACCACTTTATAAGTGAAGGCTCCTGCCGTACTAGCAGTGAAACCCTTTTCAACACCAGCTTTTGCGCGATTAGTACTCGCTGCCAAAAGATCTGGAACATCCGGGCGCAACGCTGAGCCCGAAGTAGCACCAACACTTGCCCCCGGAAGCGTCTGGGGCGGCATCATCAACGGGCAAGATGTGATGGGAATCATCCCACCAGGACCGGCGATGTGAAGTCCCTCGGTACCGAAGATCAGTTGTCCGCGAGCAGCCTGGGAAGGATCAAACAACGCAAACGAAGTCGTTGCTTGAACAACCAAGGACGAATACACTCGGGGATCAACCAGAATCGTATTGACCATACCGAAGTTCGGTGCAGAAGAAATAGTGTACACTTCTTCGATAAGCCGTTGGGCCGTAAGAGCGGCTCCAGCCATATCCGTATAGTTTTTATTATTAGACGGATCAGGAACCGACAACTGCGTGCGCGCATTAGCCGAACCAGCAACATCGGTTGTAGTTTGCTGAAACGCATGGCCTGAAACTTGTTTGTACAAACCGTCAAACGCGAGGCTTGTCAGATCAGAGTCTGCCATGAACAAAGAGCGCTCAAGTTTACCCATAAGGGCGCGGGTTCCATCAATGGTCTGCTGTGCGAGACCTTGACGACTAACCCCTTGATAACCAACGATGCCGACCATCGTGGCCACATCGCTAATTTCCCTACGTTCGGCCAAGAATTTAATCTGCACCACTTGGCGAGCATAGTCACCATTAGATTCTGCCCCTGCGCCACCTTCAGGAATCCACGGATCCAAATTCATGGAACCGTAGTTACTGACGACAACGGACTCATGCAGCGTGCTGGAAACAGCCGTCTTAGCAAGACCCGCCCAGAACTTAACCGCCTGCTCCGTATATGTCGCAGAGTCTAGAGTATTTTGAATAGATTGAGGAACAAGCGGAGCAAGTTCACTCGTAGCAACGGACGAAAAGGCTTGGCCTTGTTGTACCGTGCCGACATTTGCTTTCGCAAGAGTATTTCCAGAGGCACGCAGAGCTTTGTTGAGGTCCGAAAGTTGGGCAACGTCAATGCTCTGTCCAGCCATACTGGTAAGCGTATCGAGATTCATGAAAGGTTCTCCTTACCTGATTTAATGGACTGCAATTCCGTAACGCACGGCCACTGACTCGGGCTGCGCGCCACTTTCCAACTCTGCCACTGCCATTGAAAGCTGATACAACCGGGTTGAATCTTTGGTGTCAGCCATAATAGACTTCGCCTTTGCCATCAACTCTGGAGTAGAGAATGTGGAGTTATCAATATTGGCTTTGGCGATAGCCGCCTCACCAGGACTAGGAACGGCTTCCACCGCACCAGATACGCTCCGTGGGGGAACCGGTTGGCCCAAAGCTTTATGCAATGAATCAACAGTACCTTCCAACGTGGCGATTCTTTCACTTGCCTTATTAAGGATGTCGGCAAAGTTCGAGAACGTGTCCCGAATAGCCAGATAGCCTTTGGCAAGCGTCTTGTTCTGCGTTTCCACAGAATCAAGAATTTGATCTGCGCCTTTCGAGAGGATTGCAACTACGTCGTAGTCCTCCGAAGAGTTCAGACTTTTCTCAGCGCCTGCCTCTTCTTCCTCTTCGTCGTCGCCAGCGTCCGAACTTTCGGCTTCGTCGTACTCTTCTTTTTCTTCAGAATCTGCCTTAGCAATTGTGTCGGCTTTTTTGTTACCAACTTCCATTGCCTTGGAAATCGCTGTAGCAGCGGCTTCAATAGCCTTCACGTCAGCTTTTCCAATAACATCCTCTTCTACAACAAAGTCACCGTCGGCAGTAATACTGCCCGAAGCGATTTCAGCCTTAATAATGGCACGAGATTTATCCTCGCTAAGGCCAGCTTCAGTAAGTTTTGTTAGCATCGCAGTAGCAGTGCTCATTAGCCTTTCTCCTTATTTGAAAGAATTTCTTCAATAGCCGCCAACCCTTGAGACCAACTCATCTGTGGCAACTTCTTTAAAAGACGGGCAGTAAGAAGATCTTCTTTGGTCAAAGAATCAACCAAAGAAAACTGCTTCTCGCCCGCCCCATAGGAAGCAATTGACGGAACGCCCTGCATACTTTGTGTAGCCAAAGGTGCAAACTCGCCAGAATGCGGGATACCATGTTGAGGATAACCTACGAGGCTACGCCAAAACATAGAAGCCATAATAGGTTCAAACCAAGTGAGGGGATTTTTAGGTACGGCGCTAATAGCCACAGAGACTACTTCGGCCTTATTAATAGTATCCCCATCTCGATCAAGAACCCGGCCCTCGATAGAAAACCCAAGCCTACGATTTGAATCTGCTTTCTTAAGGGTCCGCGCCTTGTCATAAATAGACTTGGCTGCCGGATCATCAAGCAACAAATCGCAAGTTAGCTTAGTGGCTTCAACACCATCGAGGGTAATTGGTGATACCTCAACCGGCTCACCAACGATATTATTAACACCAAGTGGGTGCTCTAAAGAAACAAAGCCCTTGGTAAGAAACCAAGTCCAGTCTAAACCTTTTTGGACTACGATCTCTTTATCCGCGTCCATAGCTTCAGATGAAGCGATGCCTTCAATACGACCACGACGGGTTGTATCTGAATCGCCCTTCTCAACAATATTAAAAGGCGACCAGAGCCTAAATGCTGAGTTTTGTTCTGAGCTAGTCAACGGACTCTCCCCAAATAAAAAAAGGCGGTGCTGCAAGAGGTTCTTGCGCCACCGCCCCTAAAGGGCCTCACGGACCTACAAGCACTCTAAAGTTTAGACGTTTACTTTGTCAACACTTTAGGCGCTAAAAAAGGCAAATTAGTTGATTGTTTACAATGATGACACGGGATTTCCATTCCGCCGTCATCCCTAATAACAAGGGCTCTAGACTTAATATATACTTTAGTACGCCCACTTCGAGTGAGAGAAGTTAATGGCAACCCGCAATTATCACAACAAATCGGTGGGTGCGTCTTAGGCACTTCCTTAAGACTCATTTACTTACCCTCCCCCGCTAAAACACGAATTTTACCGTCTGCACCTTGGTTATCTGCCAAAACTGCGTCAGTCTCTTTGTCTTTTATAACCACAAGGTATTTATCGGCGTCGTCATACATATGAGTTATTTTAGACACAAATACCAGGGCATAATTCTCACCAAGTGACAACTCTTCAATCTTGTGTTTAGTGTGTTTATTATAAACACACACTAAAGCCTCTTTAGACTTCAATCTTTTAGCGAGCATACCAGCTAACGCGGCAGCTAGTTTTTTAAAGTCTGAAAAATCTGACAAGCCCAAAACGGTTGGCTTATTAAGTTTAAATTTTTTCTCGTCGCCTTTACGCGGTTTTTTGTTTTTTACTTCTTCAATCTCTTCGGGCTTTTCCCGTCTAGCTGGGGCTGGGGCTGGTGGTGCAGGCGTCTTACTGTCGTCTTTAACTTTCGTCCACGAGTTGTCTACCTGTTTAACCCAAACACCTGTTTTACGCACACGCTTAGTTCCGGGTGGATAAATACGCCCTTTATAAGTATCAACAAGCTCTGTGAACGACGCCAACTTGCCGTCGCGGTCCATTTGCAATGCGATGGCTACAGCCTGCTTTTGAGGATACCCTTCTTCCATAAGAAGTTTAATCTTTTTGGATATGGCCTCTTTTTTGGACCCTACAGCTTTCTCTACAAGATCCCCGAACCTACTCTTCTTCGTCCGCTTAACTCTTGTGTCAGCGCTTTTATCAGGCACAGTATCGCCAATGCGGGTACCTGTTTTATTGGCCAAGCGCTGCCGCATCTTCTTCGCTTTCTCTGAGCCGTGTATTGCGTCCAGATGCTCATTGGTCATCGCTTCTGGAGTAGTCGTACCTTCTTTCTTATGGGCTCCTGTGCGCCTAGCCACGCCTCTAAACGAATCAAGGTTAGAAACAGTCCACTCACCTGAAGAGTTGTCATACTTTGCGCTGCGTTTGGCTCCTGTGAAGTAGTTATGCCCAGTTGATCCTGGGGGCATACCCGAAATAGCAAACTTATTGTCGTCGGTAACTCGAACATGGAAGCCTGAATGAATTAATTGGCCTACCGCCCTGCGACTTTGCTGCTCTTTACCGCGATCTAAATCAGAAGTAATTAGTTGGCCCATCTCGGCTTGTGGGTCACCACCCGCTTTAATACGCTCGGTAGACCAATCCCATGTGTCTTTGGCGTGTTCACGAGCACGTTCTAGTGCCGGGTCTTGGTTTGCGCCTAACAAATCCGCAAAGTGATTTGGGTTGGTACTTGAACTATGGTCATAGTTCATTAGTAGTTCTTTAGAGACTAACTTACCTGGATCCCCTGTAGATAACGCGCCCATAGACTGTAGCTTTGTGCTGACAATAGAAGATACCCTGTTTTCCGTTTCAGAATCGCCCCTAACCCACGTCATAGTTGTATTTGATTTAGAGCCAAGACGGTGGCTACGGCCGAATACTTGCTGAAATTCCACGCCAGAATAGGGCAAGCTCATATTAATTTGGTGGCGTTGGCTATTACCAACCACGTCGTGGAACGAAAGCCCCGTACCTGCTTTGGCCATAGAGCCGATGACTATACGCTTCTGCCCGGTTTGGTAGGCTTTCTGGGCCTCTATTGATGTGGGAGCTTTTGCAACCTTTAGACTTTTAGCACTATTAATATCGACGCCGCGATTTAAGTTTCTAAGCTCGGCAACTGTCATTTTGTTTTTCTTAGCAACAGATTCCCAAGTAGCCCCTTTACCCACGTCGTGTGTTTTAGCGCCTAGCTCATCAGACCGGCCATGAATCATGGCTACTTTGTCGTGCCCACCTAAGCGGTTCAATAGTTCTTGGTGCACGTCAACTTTAGGCAGGCTATCTGCATGACGTTTTAACTCTGCAATGTGCGCCTCGGCTTTTTCGGCGGAAAGGTGTCCGTCCTCTACACGCTTTCTAATGGCACCTTCTAAACCATAAAGAACATTGTGGTCGTGTTTTACATGCGCCGTAAATATTGCCACTTGCCCATTTGGGTTCTCTTTAAGCGACTTTTCGGCCATGGCGACGGTTTCATCTAGTTTGCTAATCTCCCACATCTGGCGATTCCAGAGGGCTTTAGAGGCTCCTATTCTACGGGCTTCGACGCCAGCTTCTTTCGCAATGTCAAAGATTTTATCTGCGGTTTTAAACGCTGTTTGATGATCGTCTGCTAAACTGACTGTTTCAGTACGGTGGAACCGACTATCTAAAGACTTCGATAATTGCGGAACGCGCTTAATACTACTGCCGCCGACGTGCATCAATGCGGCGGCAACCACAAGTGGTTTAGGCGTATTAGGATTAACAATCTTTTGGGGTACGTCACCAACGGGCGTTAGCGTCTTTGCAGTACGCGCACCCGCTTTTACTGCCCACTTTACAAACTCTGCGCCAGTACTAAACCAGCCGGGATCGTTCTTCCCTTTATTACCCGACAAACGGCGTAAGTAGTGCATGTCAGATATATTTGTGAAGGGGGTGGCAGAGCAATACAAAACCTTCTTAGCATTCTCTTGCACGAGCATCGCCGCTTGGGTTCTAAGAGAAGCGGCGTTAGCCATATTGTGGCACTCATCAAATGTAATAGTGTCCCAATTACCGCTCGCAAACTCTGGCCGTAATTCAAAGGTTTCAATTTCCTCACCCGTGTCTGGGTCTATCGTGACTTTCTTGTCGTATAATTCATCATACGAGCAAATGTAATTACCGTCGTGATTCTGGCGGGCATTGTTTTCATCGGCCGGATCAAAAGACTCAGAGACATCTTTTATGTCCAACCCCAAAACCTGGCCGTCGCGTTTCCACACCTCGTTCTTTAAATTGTCCTTACCTCGTGTAGGAACAACTATGAGATTCCGCCTACCCGCGTTGGTGAGAATAGCGGCTAAACACGTAAGGGTCTTACCCAATCCAGCGTCATCCTGAAGAAGAAAACCATCCCGTTTAAGCCAACTTGATATAATACGCGCAACGCCCTCAAGTTGATGCTGAAACAGCCCACGAATACCCCGTTCTTCATCTGGATTTATAAAGGTAGAAACGTGCGGCGGCACAAGCGTCACATCTACCTCTGGTACGTCCTTTTCGTGTAAAGTAATTGCATGATTCATCAACTCTTTAGGATCAGCAGCCTCATCTTCGGCTTCTGCTTTTTCAGTGCCATCCAAATGGTAGCCCGGTGGTATGGCCAAACCAAACGACGAGGCTTCTGCGAACACAATTTGTCGCTGCTTTAATGTGCCGTATTTAACAACAGCTTTGAGTTCTTTTTCGCGCATTGAAAGAGTGTGCGAAATTTTCTCTGCGTGCATAGCCTTTAAACGGCCTGAAAGTTCTTCTTTATCTACCGTAATCTCTTCGCCTGTAGATTCTTTTTTAAGACGAATATTACCTTTCTCGTCCTCACCAACAATGTGTACAACACCATCCGGCTCTGGAAGTCTTACAGAAGACCCTTCCTCAAGCATTTCATGAATGAATTTGCCGCGCCAATGTGGTTGTTTGGCGTATATGTATTTGTATTTGGGCTTACCGTTTTCATCCACGCCCATAGGAATGCGCATTTCATACTTATGCCCCATGCGCATTTCGCCACGAGCAGCTTTTTCTACAAGCTCTGTGAAAGATCCGGGCTTAGGTGCCGCAGCAATCCCCGACATTAAAGCGCTAAATCTGCCTATCGACTTATTCATCGATCTTAGGCTCCCGGCCCTCTTTAATAGCCTTACTAAAACGCCCAATGGCCTTATCAACATCGGCCTTTTGGCTTTTTGTCAAAGTCCAGTACATAGGTATGACTGTCTGGGTCGTAAGACCCTTGCCGATATTGGCCCCATCGGAAACTTTCTTCTTAGTAGCCACTACGCAACCTCCACGCCTAAAATGTCCAAACCTTCGGGCTCTGCGCCCACCGAACGGGCCGCCTCTGCCTCAGTAGTTAAAAGCCACCTATTATCAAAGTCTAAACCTTCTGGTACATGCTGCACATCACAGCGGCAGTTCGGATGCACCGGCCATACTGTGGGTAACCACGCAAATGCTTTTCTACCCACGTTAGTACCGTTATTCGCCAAAGCCTCGGCAGTAAATATCTTTGGACGTCCATCTGCATCTAAAAATAGGCGCTGACAATGAATGCAAGCATCAGATTCTGGGACGCGCGCTATACGGGCTTTAACACCATCGTTTCTTACGGCCGTAATTACCTGGCCCTCGTTATACGCCCCCTGTAGTTCTGTCCTGGCTATGCGTTCCCAGTCCCTAGACCAGTCTTCCGTGGCATTTCTAAGCTTACGGGCTAACTCCCTAGCACTGCGGCCATGTGCCAAAGCGTCCGCTGTTTCCACGCGAACCAACTCTCTAGCGCCATAACGCAAATCCTGGTCGGCTTCGGCAACTATGTCCTCGCCACTCCAAGATTCCGTCACTAATTTCTTGACGCTATGGTCTAAATAATTGCCTAATCCCCGCACGTATTCAGCACCTCTAACCCGTGCTTGAATCCAAGCCTCCCGTTCTCGTGTAAATAACCACGTTGGCGGCGCGGGTATTGGCGGCGTAGCCGCTCCACCGGGCGAAATACTACCTATAGCTGCCGTGGGTATAGGTGGACCCCCTAT